CGCGGGCACCACGGGCCTCGTCGCTGACCGGCTGGGCCGCCACGCAACGCTGATCGAGCTATCGCCGAGCTACACGAGCATGGCCAGCGCGCGCATCGTGGACGACTGCCCGCTGTTCGCCGAAGTAGCGGACTGAGCATGAGGTGGCGACCGCATAAAGGCTACCCGACTGCCGACAGGCAGCTTTCTGCCCGCGCCACCAAACATCTGGGCCGTCAGTGCTATGTCGTCCCGTGCTACGACCCAGATAATAATAACGAGACGGCGTTCATGATCGCAGACGGCGTGCATCGCTGCGTTTATGTAAGCACCATCGCCGAGTTGCCGGCCGGCGTTGCCGAACTCGCCTCCAGCCTCAACGACAACATCGAGCCGCACCCGTGGGACCTGGCGGTGCCCGAACCATCCATGTTGGATCGAATACTGGCAATTCGCCCACGACGAGCAAACCGAGCGTGATAAGCCAAATTACTACGCGCACATGAGCCGACAGCAATACAAACCCACCGATGCGCAGCGCCGCGAGGTGCTCACCATGACCGGCTTCGGTATCCGTCAGGCCGACATCTGCAAGGCGCTGCACATCGACCTCAAGACGCTGCGCAAGCATTTCCGCCACGAACTCGATACCGGCGCCGTCGAGGCCAACGTGCGGATCGCCCAGAGCCTCTACAGCATGGCCACGCGCGAGAAGAACGTCGCGGCGGCGATCTGGTGGACCAAAGCGCGCATGGGATGGAAAGAGGCGCGCGAGCCGGTCGAGGTCGCGCATGGCGGCGCCATCGACTTCCGTTGGGCCGATGCCATCGCTACCGCTGCTCAGCAACAGCCCGAGTTGCTGACGATCGACGCCGAGGCCGAAGAGGACGAGTAATGCCGGCAGCCCGCAAGCAGGTCACCCTGCCGTTCGCACCACGCCCATGGCAACGGCCTGTCATCGACGACAAAGCCCCACGCATCGTCGCCGTGGTGCATCGACGCGCCGGCAAATCCACCGGCCTGATGTGGCGTGGCTTCAAGCGCGCGCTGACGGAAAAGAAACCGCTGCCGCGGGTCGTTCACCTGCTTCCCTACAACGTCATGTGGAAACGCACGGGCTTGTGGGACCAAGTGGCGCGAGCCGCTGACGCAATCCCAGGCGCCGAGGCCATGCGCTCGGAACTGGTGGTCAAGTTCCCCAACGGGGGCGTGTATCAGTGCGGCGGGGCTGACAATCCCGACGCCTGGCGCGGTGGCTATGCCGACGAGGTGATTGCCGACGAGTTCGACGACATGCCGCCGGCGCTGGTGCCGTTGGTCATCGAGCCGATGCTGGCCGACCGTGCCGGCGTGCTGGTGCGCAGCGGCACACCCAAGGGCCGCGGCATCCTGCAGGCGGCATACGATCGAGCCCGCACCACGCCTGGCTACAACTCATACCTGCTCGACTATACGAAAACCGGCGCGCTGTCGTCCGAGGCGATCGAGACGCTGCGCCGGGAGATGACCGAGGAGGAGTTCGCCCAGGAACTCGAATGCAGTTTCGATGCGCCGAACAGCGGCAGCTACTATGGCAGGCTGATGAATGCAGCCGAGGCGGCGGGTCGCATTACGCATGTGCCATACGATCCGCGGCTGCCGGTTTGGACATCGTGGGACCTCGGCATCGACGACAGCACTGCGATCTGGTGCCTGCAGATCACCGGGACCGGCGAGTGGCGGCTGATCGACTACATCGAGGACAGCGGCGCGGGGTTGGATCATTACGTCGAGCTGCTGCGGGAACGTGGGTATCGCTATCACATGCACATCCTGCCGCATGACGCCGAGGTGCGCGATTTGGGCTCGGGGCGGTCGCGGAGAGAAACGCTGCACAGCATGGGGCTGATGCCGTCGCGCGTGCTGAGCGCGGCCTCGGTGGCTGATGGCATCAACGCGGTGCGGATGATCCTGCCGTCATGCTGGTTCGATGCGGAGAAGTGCGCGCTCGGTATTCGCGCGTTGCGGCATTACCGGCGCGAGTGGAACGAGGCGGCGCAGACGTGGCGGGCACAGCCGGTGCATGACCATGCCAGCCATGGAGCAGACTCAATGCGCTACCTCGCCATCGGTGTGCACGCCGGGGCGCGGCAGCCGGAGGATAAGCCGGCGCCGGTGCTCGACACCTGGAAGGTGGCCGGCGAGCGTGCCAACCGTTCGAGTGTTGAAGCCTGGCGGGTCGCATGAGGCGTCGCCGACGCAGGCCGGAGATCCAGTTGCCTCCTGTCGCGAAGGTGCGGCTGACGGCGGCGTATCGGCGCGACATCGCGCGAGCACGAGCCTCGATGCAGGCGTTCGACACCATGCCCGAGGATTGGCGGCGGTTCTGTGCCGACTATGCGCGGACGGCACGCGGCAGCTCGCTCGCCGAGGTGCTGGACGTGGCGGGCGGCAACGTGGACGTGGCGAAGAATTTGCTGCGCTCGCTGCTGCCTGAGCGCGCGCAATAAGTCTGATTATCACGCGCAGTTCCTGCGCTGAGAAACATACCCATGAGCGGAACAGCACTCACTGTCGTTGACGAGCGCGGCCCCGATCAGCCGCCGGCTGTCGCTGACCTCACCGGCAGCGATCCGGCGGACTATCCGCGCAACCTCGATGACCTGCAGAAGCGCCTCGTGCGCTGGTTCGAGGAGTCGGAACTCGCGCGCCAGGACGAGATGACCATGGCCGAGCGCGACCGCGAGTATTACGACCACACCCAATGGACCAGCGAGGAAGTGAAGGAGCTGAAGAAGCGCGGCCAGCCGCAGATCGTCATCAATAAAATCCACGACAAGGTCTCGCTGCTCTGCGGTATGGAGCGCAAGGCGCGCACCGACCCCAAGGCGTTCGCCCGCACGCCGGCTGAGGAAGACAGAGCCGACGCCGCGACGCAGGCGCTGCGCTACATCGCCGACGACAACAACTTTTCCATCGTGCGCAGCGCGGTGTTCGAGAACATGCTGATCGAGGGCTTTGGTGGCGCCGAGCTGAACCTGGAGGACGACGGCCAGGGCGGGGCGAATATCACCATTACGCACGTTCCGTGGGATCGCATCTGGTATGACCCGCACAGCCGGACGCCCGATTTCGAGGATGCGCGCTACAAGGGCCTGGTCATCTGGATGGATCAGGAACAGTTGGAGGCGATGTATCCCGATGCCGCGGACGTGGTTGAAACCAGCTTTTCCACCGTGGATTTCAACTACGGCGATCGGCCAGAGGACATTGTCTGGACCGACAACAACCGGCGGCGGGTGCGGGTTGTCCAGTGCCACTGGGCCGAGCCGGGCGGCGAGTGGTGGCGCGCGACGTTCACCAAGCAGGGGCTGCTGGCCGATCCGGAGCGTTCGCCGTTCAAGGACCGCAAGGGCCGCTCGTGCTGCGGGCTGATCCTGCAAAGCGCCTACATCAATCGCGATAATCAGCGCTATGGCATGGTGCGCGGGCTGATTTCACTGCAGGACGAAATCAACAAACGTCGCAGCAAGGCGCTGCATCTGCTGAGCGTGCGCCAGGTCGTGGCCGAGCAGGGCGCGGTGACCGACGTGGACAAGGCACGGCGCGAGGTGGCCAAGCCGGACGGCTACATCGAGGTCATGCCGGGGTTAAGGTTCGAGATTGAGTCTGGCGCTGACCTGGCAACCGGGCAGTTTCAGCTGCTGCAGCATGCGACGGCGGAAATGCAGTTGTCGGGGCCGAATGCGGCGATGTCGGGCACCGACCCCCGTGAGATGAGCGGTCGGGCGATCCTCGCACAGCAGGCCGGCGGGGCGGCGCAGAACGAGCCGCTCGCGGATTCGCTGCGTATGTGGTCGCGCCGCATTTACGAAAGCTGCTGGATGGCGGCGCGCGAGTTCTGGACCGGCGGCAAATGGGTGCGGGTGACCGATGACCTGAACGAGACACGCTGGGTCGGCATCAATCGCCCGGTGCGGGTGATGGACCGGCTGGCGGATATGCCCGAGCAGCGTCGCGCGATGATTATGCAGCAGATGCAGCTGGTTCCGGGCGATCCGCGGCTTCAGCAGGTGCTGGGCATCGAGAACGACATCACGGATCTGGACGTCGACATCACCATCCAGGAAGGCATCGACATCCCAAGCCTGCAGGCCGAGCAGTTCCAGACGCTGGTGCAGCTGGCTGGCATGCAGCCGGGGCTGATCCCGCCCGATGTGCTGATTGCCGCCTCGGGGCTGAAGGACAAGGACATGCTGCTGGAGCGCATGAAGGCGCATCAGCAGCAACAGGGGCAGGCGCAGCAGAAGGCTGGGGCGATGGCCGAGGCGCACGCCACCGCCGATATCCAATCGAAGCAGGCCAAGGCGGCGGCCGACTTCGCGCTGGCGCAGGAGCGCAAGGTCAACAGCGCCAAGGGTGTGCATGACATGCACGCGGAGTTCAGCGCCCCGCCCTATGGCCAGCCGTTCGTGGCACCGCCGGACAACGCACCAGGCACACTGCCGCAGCGGCAGGATCCGATGCAGAACGCCCTGACGCCCGATCTGGCTGTGGCGCACCACCTGGCCGATCTCCGCGGTAAGCACGCCACGGCGGGCGCCAGCGAGGCGCAGGCGGCGGCGCACCGGGCGGCGGTCGTGCAGCGGCTGGCGCAGGCACAGGCGACGCTACAGCCTCCACCGCGCCCACAGGGGCCGGCACAGCGCTGAAAAAGGCAATCTTTTCAGACTTCCACGACTTCCACGACTTTCCACGGAACCTGCAGCATGGTGAACGAACAACTGGAGTCCTTCCTGGCGGAAGCGGCTGTCGAGCCCGCGCCCGCGCCAACCCCTGCGGCGCCGGAACCGCCAAAAGAGGCGCCTAGAGACGCACCTAAGGAGGCGCCAAAGGCGGCGCCAGAGACTGACACAGACGATGTCGACGCTGCCGACCGGGTCGAGCAGAACGGCAAGAGTTATATTCCGCAGCCGGTGCTCGAACGCGAGCGTCAGCGCCGTCAGGACTGGAAAGAGCGGGCGCTGCGCCACGAGGAGCGCGCTGCGGCACTTGAGCGGCAGCTTGAGGAGGCCAAGCGCGCGGCGCAGGCACCGCCACCGCAGCAGCAATACATCCCGCCGCCGCCGCCGATTGATCCCAACGTCGATCTGCATGGCTACCTGCAGCAGCAGGAATACCGGCGCCAGCAGGAACTTATCAACGAGCGGCTGAACAACAGCGAGATGTTCCTGCGCGAGAAGATCGGCGAGGCCAAAGTCACTGAATACGTCGGTGAGTTCCGCCAACTCGCGCAGGCCGATCCGACGCTCATGGGCAAGCTGTATTCGCAGCCACATCCCTATGCCTGGATGCAGCGCGAGGTCGACCGCCAGCGAATGCTGCGCGACGTTGGCGACGATCCCACGGCCTACCGCGCGAAGATCGAGGCAGAGGCACGCGAGAAGTGGGAGGCCGAGGCCGCGGCGCAGCAGCTACAACGCGCGCCATCGCCAGCCATCTCGACGCAGCCATCGCTGGCCACCGCACGCAGCGTGGCCGGACGAACGGCCAGCAACTGGACCGGCGAGCCAAGCGACGAGGACGTCCTCGCGCCAATCCAGAACCGGCGTAACACGACAAACGGACGTCGTATTCGTTTCTGACGTGCCTGACCCGTAGCCGGGGTTAATCGGGCGGTTCGACCGGTCCAGGGTCGTTGAATCTGGGCTAACCGTCGCCGGGTGAGCTGATCGGGTGTTTCGACCGTAGCCGGGTCGTTGAAGCGGGCGGTTCGACCTCTGAGTCCGGGTCGTTGAAGCGGGCCGCAACCCAATGCGGAACCCCAACCCATGGCTGACATGAATATCACCCCGGCAAGACCGGGACTAACGCCGACTATATGGAGCAGTGACTTCTACACGGAGTATTTGCGCGAGAATCAGTTCTCGCCCTACTTCGGCAATACTATGGATGCGATGATCCAGCTTCGCACGGATCTGCAAAGCAAGAACGGCGACAGCGTCGTGTTTGCCTCCGTGCGGAACCTGGTCGGCGCCGGCGTGACCGGCAACACCATCCTGGAGGGCAACGAGGAGGTCCTCAACGCCCGATCGCTGAAGGTCCCTGTCGGTGTCATCCGGCACGGCGTCGCGGTCAGCGACTGGGACGCGCAGAAGTCGATCATTGACCTCCTGCAGGCCGCCCGCCCGGCGCTGAAAAACTGGGCCTCCAACAAGTTGCGAGCCGACATTATCGTGTCGCTCGGTGCGATCACCGCCGATGGCGACGTGCAGATCAGCTATGGTTCGGCCTCTGCAGCGCAGCGCAACACGTGGCTGGTGAACAACTCCGACCGCGTGCTGTTCGGGGCCAGCAAATCCAACAATACCGGCGTCTATGCGACGAGCCTCACCAACATCGACAACACCGCCGACAAGATGACCGCGGCGCAGATTACCCTGGCCAAGCGGCTGGCGCGCACCGCCAACCCCAAGATCCGGCCAATCAGGGTGAGCGGCGATGAAGAATGGTTCGTGATGTTCGTGCCATCCCTGGTGTTCAGAGACCTGATGCTGGACCCGACTATCGTCAATGCGCTGCAATATGCCTGGAACCGCGGCGCCGATAACCCGCTGTTCACGGCCGGGGACATTATCTATGACGGCATCATAATCCGCGAAATCCCGGAACTTCCAACAGTTCCAGATGTGGGTGCCGGCGGCACGGTGGATGCCGGCGCCTCGTATCTCTGCGGCGCGCAGGCCATCGGCATTGCATGGGCACAGCGCACCACCGCGATCAGCAACGACCGCGATTACAACTTCATGCGCGGGGTGGGCGTTATGGAAATCCGCGGCGTGGCGAAGATGCGCTTTGGCGTTGATCCCACGGTGGACCAGACCAAGCCGGTAGATGCCGGCGTTTTCACGATTTGGTCGGCTGCGGAACCAGACGCGTAGGAGCAATGAAGCATGGCACAGCAACCACACAACGGAGACCACCCGCGGCAGGAGCAGCGGCGGGACGACGACGACCGACCTGGGGCGAGCGCGGCGGCGCGGACGCCACAGCAGGACCACACGCCGCGGCAGGAGGAGCAGGCCGCACGCGAGCGGCGCGAGCAGGCCGCCCCCAAGGCTCGGGCGGCGGCGCCTGACCCCAGGGCCGAGGCGCAGCAGAAAGAGGCGATGGCGGCGTCCAGCATCGGCGCGCAGATCATTCTCGACTACAACGAGGACGGCTCGATCGGCGCGCGTGGCGGTGCTGGTGGCAGCATCGTGGAGAACACCATGGCGCGCGACGCGCACCTGGTGGCGATGGGGCTTGATCCGGTGGCACCGAGCGGGCCACCGCCGTCACCCGCGGCACTGAAGGCACGGCGCGAACGTGAGGAGCGGGCGGCGAAGGAGGCCGCCGATCCGCAATACATGCCGGCGCCTGACGGCAAGGCGACGCGCATGTCCTCGCTCGCGGCGGGGATCAACGCTGGCGATCTGCCGGAACCGCCGCCCACCAGCCCACCTGCCTCGCGGGCGTAGCGCAATGCCGGGGCGGCTTAATCAGCTCATGCCGCAAGCCGTCCCGACGCAGCTTACGCCGGTCGGGGAGGCGCTGTTCCAGCGGCAGGCGCAGTCCCGCATGGGCGATACGCAGGATTATGATCTGCGTGGATCGTGGTCGCAGCAAGGCGGCGGCGGTCTGGGCAACGCGCATCTTACCGATTTATGGAAACTGCCGAACCATCCGACGTTCAGCACTGGTAGCCGCTATTCGACGGCGGAAACGCCGGGTGGCGTGTGGTCGCAAACACCAGATGGCCGCTGGATGTTCTGGCCGAGCCAGACGAACTACGACCAGTTCGGTCGCGGCAGGCTCGAGGACTATTTCAGCCGCGTCGAACCCAACAGCCTGCTTATGCCGAGGATCCCATGACCGTCACCGTCTCCATCATCGCGGAGCGTGCGCTGCGTCGCCTCGGTGTGGCGGTGGTGCCGGTCGATGCCCGTCCGGCGCTGAACACACGAACGGCGCCGGCGGACATCGCAACCGCTGCCCTGATCGAACTCGGCGTTATCGCCATCGACGCGGCGCCGCAGTCGCAGGCATCGATCGTGCCACTGGACACGATCGCCACCATCGCTCTGACCAAGCTGGGCGTGATTGCTGCTGACGAAGGTGTGGCGCCGTCCGATATGACACTGGCGCGGGGCGCCGTGGACGCGGTGCATAGTGCGCTCGTGGCATCCGGCACCGTCAAGTGGACGAGTGCGCAGATCACCACCGCGGTGTCCGAGGAATACGCCGGGCTGACGGCATTTCACCTGGCGTCCAGCTTCGGCAAGCAATCTGATCCCGCCCTCGTGCCGGTGCTGGAGGCCCGCATCGCGACGGTCTCCAGGGTGGCGCACGCCCATGCGCTTGCCCTGACCAAGCTGGCACAGGTGCAAGCCTCACTCGTATCGCAGGCGCTGGTGACGTGGGACAACCTCGGCGTTCCTACCGCCGTTGCGGAGGAATACACGCGGCTGACCGCGATGTCGCTTGCTTCCAGCTTCGGCAAGCAGGTCGATCCGAAGCTGGTGCTGGTGTTGGAAGACCGGGTCCGGCGCATGGCGCAGGTTCTGGCGGCGCCCGGCTCGGCGAACGATGCGGTGCAGGCGGTGCATGACGACCTGGTGGCGCAAGGGCTGGCGCGCTGGTCCGTGTTCGACATCCCGGCAGCGGTCGAACTTCCGTATGAACTGCTGGCGGCGAACCGTCTGGCACCGCTGTTCGACAAGCAGGCCATCCCGCACGACGAGGTGCTGGCAATCCGGTCGCTGGCGAAGCTCGTGGCGCTCGGTGCGGTCCAAGAGCCGATCCGAGCGGAGTATTTCTGATGGCCTCGGCTGACGGGTTGAGCTTTGGCGGGACTGCGCCGACGACGCGTGACGATGGGTTGGACTTTGGCGGCTATCCGCAGCCGCCTGATGTGCCGGTTGATCCCACGGGCGAGAACTGGCGCGGTCCTCCAGGTCCGGCTGGGCCGACTGGACCTCCTGGGCCGACTGGACCGCCCGGCGCAACTGGACCAGCCAGCACGGTGCCGGGGCCACCCGGTCCAAAAGGTGACACCGGCGATGTCGGTCCCGCCGGCGCGACCTACACGCTACCCACGGCGTCCACGACGGTTCTGGGCGGCGTGAAGGTCGACGGCAGCACCATCTCGATTAGCGGCGGAGTAATATCGTCCTCGGCAGTCGGCGGCGCCACAGTCGGCGACACGCCGCCCGTGCTGGCCAACGGTGCGCTGTGGTTCGATGGGGCAAGCACGCAGCTCTATGTTGGATATAACGACGGCACGTCACTGCAGTGGGTGATCGCGACCAACGCCGGCAGCGCGCCGATCAGTTACAGCCAGCTGCCACCCGCCGTGCAGCAGGTGCCGATTTCCTTCCCGTTCAGCGGCAAGCCCGCCGCATCCGCCGTCGTCAATGTGCCGATGGCGTTCGCGGTGGCGATCCCAGCCAATCTCGCTGGCACCGTGGTCTATGACACCACCAAGGCCACCGCCAATGCCGTGTTCAACGTGAACAAGATACTGGCGGCTGGTGGCACATCGACTATTGGCACCGTGACGATCACCTCGACCAGCAACACGTCCTGCACGCT